CCTTAGGAATCTTCATCATATGTAGAACGTCACCAACAATTGTTTCTGAAAGTGAAATTTTATCGTAAGCAACTCTAAGCCTACCAGCTTGTTCACCTGCAGGGATTTTCTCCGCAGGTACGTTTTGATAAGCTTTGGTGTTGTTTACACCGTAAAAACTAGTCATTATCTACCCCCTATTAACCTTCGTTACAAAGAACTTCTACTACTTTGTTCTCTTCCATTCTGGTAGCACCAATACCCATGCAAGCATAAACTTGAGTAGAGTAAGACTTGTCTGCTCTCTCAGAAATTTTACCAGTTACGTCTTTAGCTGTAGCAAGAAGTAAACCATCTTGCGCCCAAGCAAAACATCTTCTGGCACTGGCATCAAAAGTTTGTGAACCAGAATTATACGCTCCTGTATCTTTGTTATAAGTAAAAGACCCTGCAAGAGTAGCTAGTCTTTCCGTTCTAATAAATTTAAATCCTAGGAAAGTATCAATCTCACCCTGAACAAGAGCTTTTACACTGTTAAAGTCAGCACTTGTGATAGAAGTTTCACCTAAAAGGCTGTTTAACTGAGAAGAACCGATAGCGATATATCTTGGAATAGATTCATCAACATCGTTAGCGTCAAACTTTTCTTTTACTTTTCTAAGAGTTTGAAGGTTTAGGTTGTTACCTGTAGTAGCAGTACCGTCAAAGGCAGCTACTTTGTTAGCGTCAGCTAAAGTGACAGTAGAAGATCCTTCTTCTCCGCCATAAGCATTACCAAGAGCGTTTTCAATGATGACATCATCTTTAGCTCTACCAAGTGCCCACATAGCAGCTTGAGCATAGTCAGAAGTTGGATCGATCAACATTCTTAGTTTGTCAGCATCGTCAATTAGATCTG